ATGAATGACACTCAGTTCACTAAAGAACTACTAGAAGGTGACATACATACAGCTAATCAAAAGATGGCTGGACTTGAGACCCGTGATCAAGCTAAGACATTCATCTATGCTTTAATTTATGGTGCAGGTCCAGCTAAGATGGGTAAGATTGTAGGTAAGGGTAAGTCAGCTGGTCAGAAGATGATTAACGATTATCTTGATGCCGTACCTGCTCTACGTAGACTTCGTAAGAAGATTGATAAAGCATCAGCTGACGGTATGATCAAAGCTGTTGATGGGAGACTACTAAACATACGTAGTCAACATAGTGCTTTAAATACTTTGTTACAGGGTATGGGAGCTATCGTTTGTAAGTATTGGCTTATTGAGATCATTAAACGAATACACAAACACAAACTTGATGCAAAACTTGTAGCGTCAATTCATGATGAATATCAATTCGATGTTCATAAAGACTGTGCCGAAGATTTTGCTATGCATACTAACAAAGCAATTAAAGATGTTGAGATTGATCTTGAGTTACGTTGTCCGTTGGACAGCGATTATAAGATTGGTAACAACTGGTGTGAGACACATTAAATAAAAAAGGAGATTATGAAAAAAAAGTATTGACTTCAATTATAATATCTATATACTACACACTATGGAAAAGAACATTGTGTTCTACAATAACAATATAAGAAAGGACTTCTTATTTATGAAAACTAAATTAACAAGCTCACAACGAGTTTTAGCTGCACTACGTAAACGAAACCGTGTTACACGTAAGACGGCAATTGAACGGAATCTTGCAGAGAATCTTACAGCTACAATTTCTGATCTTCGTAAGAAAGGTTATGTTATTGACACGGTACGAGCGCGTACTCCTGAAGGTGTAATGTATACACGTTACCGTCTTGTCAGTGAACCACAACTTAATATCGCAGCTTAATTTATAACATATATAGAAAGGTTTTTAATATCATGAGCATTATTAATGGTACAGCCCATTGGGCTTCAGTAGTTCAACCTAACACTAAGTTTGAACCTGTTTGGTGTATTGACGTTTGTAATCTAGACGCTAAAGCTAAAAAGATTTTGAAGGCTGACGGTGTAGCTGATAAGATTAAAAATATCGGTGATGATCGTGGAGACTTTATTAAGATCACACAGAAAGTTGATAAACGTGACGGTACTCAGTTTGATGCACCTAAAGTTGTTGACGGCATGAAGCGTCCATTTAGTCAACTTATTGGTAACGGTTCTGAAGTTGCTGTTAAGTATACTACCCGTGATTGGGAGTATGCAGGTAAGAGTGGGGTAGCAATGGACTTGAAAGCTGTACAGGTATTGAAACATATCTCGTATGGTGATGGAGAAGACTTCGATGTAGTAGAGAGTTCTACAGGAGGTGATGTCGATGACATGGATGACTTCGATGATCTACCAATGACTGCGGCTGGTTAACTATTAGCAGTCATTACTAAGAGAGAGGAGCAGGGTTTTGTACTCCTTTACCTGCTCCTCTTTTAGTATCTAAGGGAACTCACGAGAGGAAAAACTATGGCTAAAAAGAAAAAAAATATAGATACTCTCATTGAAGATATTTATAAAGTCTTTGAAGATCAAGTTACTCTGCCAGATGATTTAATAAAAGATTTTGGTACTCGTGTATCAGACTTAGTTAAGAATCGTATTGAAGAAGTACGTAGTGGTGCTGAAGGATTACGGCTATCACAGATTGGTACACCTAATAGAAAAGTATGGTACGGCTTACAGAACTATGATAAGAAGCCTCTTACTGGACAGGATCGTCTAAAGTTTATGTATGGTGATCTTGTTGAAGAACTTCTTTTGTTATTAATTAAATTAGCTGGACATACTATCACTGATGAACAAAAGACAGTTACAATTGAAGGTGTCGTAGGTCATCAAGATTGTCGGATTGATAATGTAATTACAGATATTAAATCTGCTAGTTCATTTGGATTTAGAAAGTTTAAAGATAACTCAATAACAAATGGTAATGATCCTTTTGGATATATCGCACAGTTATCAGCATACACTGAAGGACAGGGTGAAGATGCTGGAGCCTTTCTAGTTTTAAATAAAGAAAATGCTGACTTACATTTACTTCACATTGATAGCATGGATATGATCAATGCCACAGATCGAATTAAAGAATTGAAAGGATTAGTAGATGCAAAATCTCCACCTGCTCGTTGCTATTCTGATGAGCCTGATGGTGTTAGCGGCAATCGTGTTCTCCCCATTAGTTGTGTTTGGTGTTCTTATAAGCATTCTTGTTGGAGTGATAGTAATGATGGGAAAGGACTGCGTACTTTTAAGTATTCAAAAGGTTCGAGATATTTTACTAAAGTTTATAAAACACCTAACGTACAGGAAATAACATGATTGAAGTTGATATTGCAGTAAAAGCTATTGACCGTGCAAGAAAACGGGCATCTGAAATGCCATCGACACTTAAAAACTCTATCACTAAAGGGGCTGGTATCTTAACTGGCTGCGTAGGTGAAGAAGTAATTAGAGATGTTGTAGGTAAATCTAAAGTGAAAGGCGAGTTTAATTATGATTTTGATTTCACAGTTAAATCTACTGGTCAAACAATGGATGTTAAAACTAAATCAACTTCTGCAGTGCCATTGCCCCATTACGATTGTAGCGTCAGTGGACACAATACTAAGCAGAAATGTGATAACTATGTCTTTGTAAGGATTACGAGAGACTTAACTAAAGGGTGGGTATTGGGTTATCTACCAAAGCAAGAGTTCTTTGATCTTGCAAGATTCTTTAAGAAAGGAGATTCCGATCCATCTTCTCCTAATAAGTTTACGTACAAGTCTGACACTTACTCAGTTCGTATTGATCAATTAAAAGATATTAATTTATTAGTCGCATAATGGCTAAAAGAAAAAAGAATAAGAAGAGTACGAACAAGTACCGGAGTGGTTCAGAAGTTAAGTGCGCTAATCTTTTAGAGAAGCGTAAGATTGAGTACTTATACGAACCACATACTTTTTCTTACATCGTAGAGAAGACTTACCTGCCTGACTTTCAATTAGAAGAATACGGTTTCTATATTGAAGTTAAAGGCAGGTTTGTCTCTTCTGATAGAGCTAAACATTTACGTATTAAAAAAACATATCCTGAAGTAGACATTAGATTTATATTCGACAATCCAAATGCAAAACTATATAAGGGATCGAAATCAACGTATGCTGACTGGTGTATAAAACATGAATACAAATACTGTAAGCTTGCAGATGGCTTACCGAAAGAATGGTTTAGAAAATGACAGACACAAATATATCCTTAATACTTGATGACTTTGTTTCTTCAAGTGCTGAATCATCTTCTCCAGAAAAAGTATTGTTTCTAGCTGTAATCTTACAAGCAGTATTAGATGCAACTAAACCATACTATCAGGGAGAGCCGGAACAATCTGAATTAGATAGACGATCAGCCAAAGCATGGTTTACAGCAAGCATAGGAGTTACATCTAAAGACTTCGAGACTGTATGTGATTTAGCTGGTGTCGATCCATCTTATACAAGATCATTTGCTTACAAGATAATTGAAACTAAAGAAGTTAAGTTTATCCGAAAAAGGATCAATGCATTATTGACGCATAGCTAGAAAGGGTGTATAATATGAGTTTATCAGATGACGTAAAGTTTACTAAATCAGATGCAGATAAAGTACGCTGGAGATTTCTACCTTTATCTGTTATTCGTGATGTAGCTTCTGTATTAGATTTTGGAGCTACTAAGTACGGTGGAGATAATTGGAAGAAGTGTGATGATTGGGACAGATACTACGATGCACTCATGCGACACATTGATGAGTGGCGTAGTGGACAGACAGAAGACCCTGACACAGGTAAGCATCCATTGATACATGCTATCTGTTGTCTTATATTTTTAGCTTGGAAGGAAACAGGAAGTAATGATGAGAAGTAGAACACGAGAAGAGAAAGTTGAAGAGTTTCATAAATCTTTTAAACTTGATATCAATAGTCAAGCGCGTGTCTCTCTTTTAAATTTAAGAGCTAAACTAATTGAAGAAGAGACACAAGAAGTTGTGCAAGCAATAGATGCGATCTCAACTGAATTAATATTTCATAAAAGACCTTCAGCCGATCACTGGGGGCATTTACTTAAAGAGTTATGTGATCTACAATATGTATTAAGTGGAACTATCGTAGCTCTTAAAGATTTACCTACTCATGTATTTGATGCTGCATTTAATAGAGTGCATGACAGTAACATGTCTAAGCTAGATGATGAAGGTAATCCGATCTACAATAAAGAAGGCAAAGTTTTAAAAGGGAAAAACTATAAAGAACCCGATCTTTCAATCTTAGTATAATTAAAGGAGATACTATGACAACCAACTACGAAGACTTTATTCACATATCTAGATACGCTCGTTTTATTCCTGAAGCATCACGTCGAGAGACATATCAGGACACTGTTGATCGTTGGTGGGATTATATGACTGATAAGTTCCCGCTGCTATGTCAGATGCCTTATGTTAAGAAGGCTATTGAAGATAAAGAAGTTATGCCCTCCATGCGTACCATGATGGCGGCAGGAGAAGCTTTAGATCGTAATCACATTGCTGCATATAACTGTAGCTATCTATCTGTTGACGATCCTAAATGTTTCGATGAAGCACTTATGATCTTAATGTGTGGTACTGGTGTAGGCTTTAGCGTTGAGCGTAATGCAGTTGAGAAGATGCCTGAAGTTCCTACCATTCAACGTACTGAAGAAACTATTGTAGTTGCTGACAGTAAGGAAGGGTGGGCTAAAGGTCTACGTCAATTGATAGCTAGACTGTATGCAGGTGAACATCCTACATGGGATTTAAGTAAGATCAGACCAGCTGGTAGCCGTCTAAAGACATTTGGTGGACGTGCTAGTGGACCTGACCCATTAGATAACCTGTTTCGTTTTGTTACCTCTACTTTTTATAAGGCAGCTGGACGTAAGCTTTCAAGCTTAGAGTGTCACGATGTTATGTGTGCTGTTGCAGCCGCTGTAGTTGTAGGCGGTGTACGTCGATCAGCTATGATCTCACTGTCTAATCTAAGTGATGACAGGATGCGTCATGCTAAGATGGGCAGTTGGTTTAATGAAAATGTAAATCGTAGTTATGCTAATAACTCAATTGCTTTTACTAGTAAACCAGACATGGGGACATTCCTTCGTGAGTGGACTTCATTGTATGAATCTAAGAGTGGTGAACGTGGCATCTTCAACAGAGAAGCAGCTGTAAACAAAGCAGCTGAGATCAACAGGAAGACAGAGTACGACTTTGGTACTAACCCATGTGGAGAGATTTCATTACGCTCTAAGCAGTTCTGTAACCTTAGTGAGGTTGTAGTTAGACCGCATGACACTAAGAAGACTATCAAAGAGAAGGTACGTATTGCAGCTATCATTGGTACGTTCCAATCTGCACTAACTGATTTTAAATACTTGTCTAAGAAATGGAAAGACAACAGTGAAGAAGAACGTCTATTGGGCGTATCTCTTACAGGCATTTACGATAACAAACTAACGTATGATCCTGACCCTTCTTTTCTTAGTGAACTACGGTCATTCTGTAGGGAGGTAAACGAAGATATTGCTTTAGCTTTAGGCATTCCCCCTTCAGCTGCCATCACAACTGTTAAACCTTCTGGTACTGTTTCTCAGTTAGTTAACAGCGGTAGTGGTATTCATCCACGTTATGCTCATCACTACATCAGACGTGTTCGTGCTGACGTTACTGATCCACTAGCTAAATGGATGATCGATAGCGGCATGCCTTATGAGATCGATGTCTATAACAAACAGAACTATGTGTTCTCTTTTCCTATTGCTTCAGATAAAGGGGCAATGTCCCGTCATGATATCTCTGCTCTTGATCATCTTGATCTATGGCTTAAATATCGGACACACTGGACTGATCACAACCCATCAGTTACAATCTACGTTGGAGAAGACGAGTGGATGGATGTAGGTCAGTGGGTATTTAAAAATTGGGATGAAGTATGTGGTATTGCTTTCTTACCTAAAGAAGACGATTCCCACAGTTATGTTCAAGCTCCTTACGAAGAGATTGATAAGGATAAGTACGCTGAACTAGCGGCTATGATGCCAGACATTGACTACAGCAAGTATGAAGAGTTCGATGACAATACTACGTCGTCACAAGAATTAGCTTGTACTGCTGGTGTATGTGAGATATAAATTATGATTAAAATGCCTTTTATAACAGTTGATAAATTTTTACAAGACGATCAATGTAATGATATTATTAACAGTCTAGAAAGTCATTTATTTTCGGTAGAGAAGGAGCAGCGAAGAGCAACTGTACTTAGTAATAATCAATCTGAATTACAAGAAAATGTACGGTCAACTCAACTCTGCTTCCTTCCTACTGATACTTTATTATCAACCATATACTTTCATGCAGCTAAACACATGAATGAATTATGTAAATGGAATTTTGATATTAAACAAGTAGAGTCCATTCAAGCTTTAAAATATGAAGCAGGTGACTTTTATGTTACACACATAGATGTTCTTCCACCATCAAATCGAAATACTCAAAGAAAGATAACAGTTATGGTGTGGTTAACAGAGCCTGAAGAATATGAAGGTGGAGAGTTTATTCTATATCCTTTAGATACTGATCCGATTCCTTTGAAGTTACGAAAAGGATGTGCAGTAATCTTCCCATCTTTTATTACACACGAAGCTTCTAGAGTTATAAGTGGACAAAGATATTCAACAACAGCATGGATAGAAGGACCAAATTGGAAATAAATATGTTTAATGAACAAGAAATAACATTTGAAGATTATGAAGAGTCAATTATTGTTAAATCAATGAAAAGACTATTATACACTCTTAGTACAGATGAAAGAGATCATATGGAAAACTCTGATGAACTAGAAGAAGCTGCACGAGTTATGATTGAATACTATGGCATTCCACATAAGGATTATACATATGAGTGACTTTAAAAATAAGACGTATATTGAAACATCAGATGAAGCAATGCAAATTCTGGATGAATATGGGTTAGAGTACGAACATAAGAATTATGCGCTTTACATACAACATCCAACAAAAGAGTATAAAGCCTATGATTATAGATATACAACACAACGCTGGGCTAATCTAGTAAACAGACGTAACTGGAACAGAAAACACTATTATTGTAAAGGTACACGCGATCTAATAGAAAGGTTCATTTTAAATGAAAGTTGATTACATACAGCATTGCGGAAGTGATCTAAGCGTTGTTAACGCAGCGCGAGTTTCCTTTGATAAAGAAAGTGATTTTATTTCAGACAACCAATTAGCTGATAAAGATAAAAAACTAATCAAGTATCTTTCAGATCACGATCACACATCACCGTTCAATCATGCCTTCTTAACTGTACGTGTTAAAGCTCCTATCTTTGTAGCTCGTCAGTTAGTTAAGCATAAGTTTATGCCGTGGAATGAAATAAGTAGACGTTATGTAGATAGTCCACCAGAATTTTATAATCCTTCTCCGTTACGTCAACGTGCAGAAGATAAGAAACAGGGAAGCAGTTCTGATACAGTAGAGTATTCTCTTAATCCAGCTTATCAGTATGCCTATCAATGTTACACGAACATGCTTGCTGATGGTGTGTGTCCTGAACAAGCACGTATGGTCTTACCACAATCAGTTTATACTGAGTGGTACTGGAGTGGTACGTTAGGAGCCTTCTTAGATATGTTGAAACTACGTTTAAAGCCTGACACACAACAGGAGACAAGAGAGATTGCTAAGATGATAGCTAAGATTATTAAAAAATACTGGCCTGTAAGTTATGAAACTATATTAAAAGAAATAGCTTGACTTCGCAGTGCAATATAGTATATAATCCAAGATGGAAGTAGATGCCATAAAGGGTCTACATTTTAACTTGCTTTTAATTAAGGAGAAAATTATGTTTACGAAACACTATCTAGATGATGTTTTTAATTCTTATATAACTCGTCCATCTGTCTACGTTGTATCTGATTCAACTATGAAGGATTGGCAAGAAAAACAAAAAGAGCAGTCACTTAAAGTGATTGATAATCAGATTAAACAACTACAAGAAACCCGTAAAGGGATTGAAGATTATTATACCGCTTCCAATAAACTTGACAATACTAAAGAAGAACGGGAAGCTGTCTAAGTATGTACTCTAAACCTCCTACAATTTATATTGGTTATGATGTTAAAGAAGATTCAGCCTTTCAAGTAGCTGTAGCTTCAATTAAAAAACATGCAAGTAAACCAATTAACATTGTTCCTCTAAAGCAAGAAGCTTTACGAAGAGCAGGTTTATTTAAACGTAGTCATTATAATGTGGGGGATCAGAAGTACGATTGCTTTGACAACAAACCTTTCTCAACTGAATTTTCATTTACTCGTTTCTTGGTGCCAGCCCTTAATCAATACGAAGGGTTGGCACTATTTATGGATTGTGACATGATGTTGCGTTCTGATATATGGGAACTTTTTGACACGATATGCAAAGATGACTCAGCTGTCTGGACTGTCTCTCATAATTACAATCCTAAAGCTGTAAGAAAGATGGATGGACAAATTCAAGAAAGCTATAATAGAAAAAACTGGTCTAGTTTCATGGTGTTTAATTGCAGTCATGATGCTAATAAACTTATCACAGTAGATGACGTATCAGTTAAAACTGGAAGCTGGTTACATGCTTTTGGATGGCTAGAGTATGAACAAATTGGAAAGATTGGTGAAGAGTGGAACTGGCTTGATGACTGGTCTCCTGATTATATCAACGCAAAGAATGTTCACTTTACTACTGGTGGACCTCAATTTTCAGATTGGAAACCTTCTCGACCTATTGATGCTACATATACGCATGAGTGGAAAGCGTATCAATTTAAATTAACTCAAGAAGAGGCAATGAAAACATTATGAAAAATCAGATCACATTTGTAACATCATTAAACGAAGAAGGATACAATAAATATGGTAAACAAATGCTTGAAGCAGTCCATAAATTTTGGGCTGAAGACTTGCGTCTGGTCTGTTTTTATCACGATTTTGACATTAATAAGTATAATCCAGTTGTTAGTGACAGGATACATTTTCGTAATCTAAATGAACTTGAAGACCTTTTAGACTATCGAGAAACTTTTAAAAAACATGATGGCAACATGTCCGGTTCCTACAACTGGAGACTAGATGCTATAAAGTGGTGCCATAAGGTATTCGCACTATCCGAACAAGCATTCGACATGGCTGAAGAATCTATTGAAGCTGGTTGGATGGTTTGGATTGATGCGGATACCGTTACCACTAAACCTTTTAGTGCTAAAGATATTAAACCTTATCTTAATGATAAAGTATCGCTTGTTCATTTAGGACGTACTGCCACTGATTACAGTGAAACTTCTTTTGTTGGGTTTAACTTAAACAGAGAAAATGCTCTTAGATTTATTGCAGATTTGCGTGGGGCTTATATGAGTGGAGAAGTACTCAGCTATCGTGAATGGCATGATGGCTTTATCTTTGAACGTCTACTTAATATCTATAAAGCACATGGAACTAACGTACACAATCTTACGCCTGATGTAAAAGACTTAGACGCATTTGGAGTGTCTCCTCTATCACAATGGATGATTCATTTTAAAGGTAACAAGAAAAACTTAATCTCAGATGTTAATGCTGTAGCTCCTGATATAAATGGACCTAAACGATACGGTCAGCTGCTTAAAATTGTTAAGCATTACAAAGCTAAATCAGTTGTAGAAACTGGCACATGGAACGGTGGTAGAGCTATTCAGATGGCTGAAGCAAGCTTCTCTACGGGCAATAAAGAATTTACTTATACTGGCTTTGATCTTTTTGAAGAAGCTACAGAAGAGAGTGACAAGAGAGAACTTAATACTAAAGCACATAACACAGTTGAAGCTGTAGGTAATAGACTTAAAGAGTATCAAGCTAAAGTAGCAGAAGATGGTAAGACATTTAACTTCACCCTTCATAAAGGTGACACTAATAAAACTGTACCTGCTTTGTCTCCCTCAGCAGATTTAATTTATATTGATGGTGGACATTCATATGAGACGACTAAAAGTGATTGGTTAAACACATCAGCTGATGTTGTAGTCTTTGATGATTTCTTTTCAGAAGATATTCAGGGTAAGAAACCTGATGATGACGGTTGTGGTACTAACTTTGTAATTACAGATATTACAAAACAAATTAATGACGATGGTAAAAAGTGGAGGATTAAAGTTCTCCCTTCTCAAGACGGTGTTAGAGATGGTGGTGTAACGCATCTAGCTGTAGTCCTTAAAGATGATAATCTTCCAGCCCTTCCTGAAGAGTTCTCTCGCATTCCTATTGTAGTGAATCCAAAAGACTGTATGCCTGATGACTACATAATTAATAATGTAAATGAGAATTTAAAGCTTCTCAAAGATGATCGTTGGATTAAGCGTTGCCGTATTACAGATGATCAATTAATTATTGTTTCAGGTGGAGACATTGATTATGAATCATTAAAAAATACAATTGATAATTTAAAAGCTGATAAGATTGGTTATCGAATTGCATGTGTTAAACATGCTTACCCTAAACTCTTGAAGCATAAAATTTATCCTCACTTCTGTATTATTCTTGATCCAAGACCTATTGATGGACTATCAACTCACGGTGTAGTAAGAAAAGATTTGTTTAAAAAGATACGTAAAGATACACTATTCTTAGTCGCTAGTATGACTGATCCTTCTGTTACTCAATACCTCTTAGATAAAAAAGCTAATATTAAAGTATGGCATGCTTACAGTGAAGCTATACGAGATAAAGATGCTAAAGAGCTAAAGACACATGATGATTGTAACATTGCTAATGATGCAGTTTTAGTAACTGGTGGAACTTGTGCAGCAATGAGAACTTTAGGAATGTTTCATGTATTGGGGTTTAGAACTTTTCAGATGTTTGGATTTGATTGCTCCGTCAGAGAGCCGTCTGACGACGATAAGAAAGAGCTTCTTGATACAGGTCAGTCGAAGTATATGCAGGTTGAAACGAATGGTGAAAAGTTCTGGACAACCGGAGAACTCTTAGCAATGGCTCAAGACTGTGAGAAATTGTTTGGAAGAGAAGACATTGATTTCAACATTATATTTAATGGTAGTAATACATTAGCATCTGAAGTCTTTAGAACTTCATTAAAGGCTAATGAACTTGATTATGTAGAAGACCTATGTCTGTAAGTGAAAAGTATGAAATCTTCTGTCAACATTATGCACTAAGCCGTAATGGAACTGAGTCAGCTAAACAAGCAGGATACAGTAATAAATCAGCTGCTAATCAAGCTTCTAGATTACTTCAACGAAGTGAAATACAAGAACGTATTCTAGAAATAACTGGAGAACTATCTACTAATATTGATGTTGTCACAGAACTTGAAAAGCAATACATGACAGCGAAGTCCAATAATCATGGACAGACTGCTATTAAAGCATTGGAGATGTTAGGAAGAATTAGAGGTGCTAATCCTGATAATGTTGAGCAATCTCCTGAAACTTTAGAGAGAGAAATTATCAGGTGTTTAGAAATATTAGGTGAACAAAAAGTAATTGATTTAGTTGCTAATTGTAAATGGAACTACAGTCTACCTACTCTTGAAGAAAAAGAAGAAATTGAATATATTCTAGAAGAGTCACTCACAGAAGAACTAGATATTACTGAAGACATAGAAAAATAAATTAGGATAAAAATAATTCTCTCTCTGCTTCTCTTCTTAGTACTAATCCTCTTAATTTACGTCCACCTGCACGGACCCACTTAGGCAGTTCATTAGCAGCTGCTAGTCTTTCATTTCTATTTAACTTCATTCTAAGTGTGGAATTTTGAAGGTTCCCTAATCCTAAATTATATGAGAAAGATATCAGAGCCGCATGTTCATGTGGTTCAAGTTTAACTTTATTGATTAAACGTAGTACACCATAAGCAAACTTCTGTAGATCGTGTTCTAAGATATCTTCAGCTTCCTGTTGCGTTACATCAGGATCGTCTATTGTTACACGCTTACCATCAGGATATCTCGTAGCTCCGTAAGCTATCGTTGCTACGTTAGCAGGACAAAGATAAGCATATAGATGACAGCCTTCAAAGTGTTTTATAATTGGAACAGCTAACTCAATAGCTTTTTTTACTTCTTGTTCCACTTTGATACCATTCTATTTCCAAACCAAAATGAAATTACTGCAGCAAATAGTGCTTGAGTATCTTCTGACCAAACTAATGCTACTGCATCAGGGGCAGCTACTCCTTTAGCTGTTAGTGCAATATAAGCACTTACCTCAACAAAACAGAATAGACCAAAGAAAGCATATGTAATAACTGGACGTACAGTTGCAGATAGTGTCGATGTCCATGATGCAGAATGCTCCTGTAGGCTGCTGTCGTGCTTGTACATGGCTTTCATCTGGTCTACGTCAGCTTTGGTATTGATTTCTTCTAATCGCTGCACATGGGCTTCAGATTGCGATTTAATCTGTATCTCCATAACCTTTAGTTCATGAGATTTATCTGCACGATCTTGGAAGAAAGACATCACAGAAGGAAGGAAGGATGTACCGAAGCCTAAGAGTGAACCTAAAAGTGATAACATTTATTTACCTTTTTCTTTCATAACCTACATCTACTAAAGTATCTTCAAGACCATCTACAATGTCTCCTCTAAGACTATTAGCAATAGGAATATTACCTAACAAAGGAACAATAGACGTAATGCTTCTAGCAACTGTTCGTGGATTACTACTAGATAAACCGCTAATTAAATCAGCTATTTTAGAAGGTATTGGACCCAATAGAACAGATAAAGGACTAGAGCCGTATTCCGACGCATCTATCATATCTTTAAGAAATGTTCCTGCTCCAAAAATACCAGTATTCATTAATAGATGAAGCAGCATAGCTCCACCTTCTTTATCATCAAAAGAAGAGTCTTCATCGCCGTAACGAATTTCATCTTTTATTGCTTGAGCCGCAGCTGCAACTGTCATAATCATTGCTAATGATAAAGCAGCTTTTACAGCAGCTTCAGGATTTTTAGGAAGACCACCAGCTTTACCGCCATACATTGGAGTTGTAATATCTCTCCAAATACGAAAACCTACAGTATTTCCAAACACTGTTAAAAATGCTTTTAATTGAAATATTAAAGCGTAATTAGGATCACTCATAAGTAGTGGTTTATTAACAGTATTAGGAGCCATAATATTGTCATCAACAGCTTTAGATAAAGCTCTATTAATTAATGTAGGATTATCTTTTCCATTTGATTCAATCCATTCTGTAAGTGTTTTATTTGTTTTAGGATTAGCAATACCATAAATCTTTTGAAGTCTTGACGCAGCTTTATTGCCATCAACAGTTGGTTTACTTAAAGAGTTATCAGCCTGTGCACGAATTGCATCATCAAGTAAATTCTTACGCATAGCAGAGTAAGCCATGTATCTGCTTAACTGAGTTACTTCAGTGAGGAGTGTTAGTTTAAAAAATGTATTTGTAATTTTTTTAGAAGTTGTAAATCCTTCAATTTCATTAAATCGTTCAGCTAAACTACCATCTAAACCCTGAAGAATATTTTCAAAATTCTTTTCCATTTCAGTTTTAGATATTTTAGGTAGGATACTACGTAAGGCTCTTCTAAATCCAATTCCTAATGTTTTAACTGTTAAAGGAAGAACGTGTTTAGGAGAAATACTTGAAAAAATAATAAAAGGTTCTGATAATGCAGTAAAAGCTGATAAAGCCATTGTTGAAATGTAACCCGCAGCTCTAGCAAAATTACTAATTTTTCTTAACGATTCATCTTGAATTTGCCA